CTCTACAAGCCCATGATTCGTCCTGGTAAGGAGCAGTATCCATCGACCATCAAACTCAAGATTCTCACCAAGCCTGATGGCTCTTTTGTACCTGAGGCGTACTCGATGCAGAAGCAGCCCGTCTCTCTCGATACTATCGAGAAGGGGCAGAAGTGTATGGCCATCGTTGACCTCAACCAGATTTGGTTCATCGACAACAAGTTCGGTGTGACGATCCGCCTTCAGCAGACCCTCCTTGAGCAGTCTGCCAAGCTTCCCTCCTTCGCCTTCCAGGGTCTTGACCTCCCCGAGGATGATGTCGAGGTAGATGTTGAGGTTGAGGAAGAGATGGATGAGGTTGATGATCAATAAAAAAATCAAAATATATACAAATGAAACTTTTGAAAGAATTTTCTAAACCAGAAACAAATCTGAAAATAAGATATTTTAAGGATGGTGATATGGTTATTAAACAGATACTTGATAGTGATGTTGTCATTTATGAACAAAGTCTCCTCAATACATCTATAACCGAATTCACATTTGACAAGATTTGTTATAATGAATTATATGAAAAAGAAACGAATAGCGTGAATGGTTTTACATCAAAATTCGCTGAATCTGCTAAGTGTGTTATTCAATAAATTAAACCCATTATTGGTAAGTTGAAAAAACTTCTTACGAATAAATAAGTATGTCAGTCGAGAGTAATATTAAAAAGTTACTCAGGGGAAAAAAGGCATGTTCTCCAATATCTCACTTGTGGTTGAAGCGATTTAATGGAACTATGATAAAAGGTGCTAGGCAAATTGGACAGGGTGAATATGGTAAAGTGTTTCGTGGATGTATAGATGACAAGTGTGAAAAGTACATCGTCTATAAAGAAACCACAGATCCATCGGCTAAAATGGAATTCACCATAGCTAAAAAATTAGAGGAATTTTCTGTTCCAAAGATGTACCTTTACAAAAGTTGTGATAACAAGGACGTTCTTTATTCGGAGTACATTCGCGGTGAAGAATTAGGTAAATGGTGGCAAAGTTCACCATCACTCACAGCGTCAAAGTCTGTCATGGCACAAGTGATTTACAATTTACATAAAATTCAACAAAAATATCCAGGATTTAGACATCACGATCTTCATAGTGGAAATATATTAGTACGCTCGGTACCAAAAAGGAATATCCAAATTAAATTGAACGAGAAGACATTCACGATACCTAATGGTGGTGTTGAGGCGGTCATCATCGATTTTGGATTTTCCGTATTTCCTAGAATTAAGAATCCTCTGATTAATAACAAAAACTACATCAATATAGGAATCTCTCGAAAATCGGATAAAATGTACGATCTCCATTTTTTCTTGAACAGTATGTATGCTCTTGTGAGACAACCTAAAACTATGACAGAAAGGAGAATACATAATTTCATTCGTTCCGTATTACCATTCGAATATCTGAATAAAAAGACCGAACGAATCAAGAATTATCGTATGCGTGGAAACATGAATCACAGGAGTATACCCAATTTTGAAAAGGTTCTCACTAAACCTTTCTTTACTGGTGAAAACCAAAAAGCTTTGCCTATACCTATAACGAAACCACAAAAACCAGTCGTACTTTTACCAAACAAACCTAAAACGCCAGTCAATCAAAAAGAAGCCATGGCTAGAGCGATTGCTATCTTAAAAACCAAGAAGACAAAGCAACAAAAACGTAGACCTGCTCCTCGTATTAAAGTATAACCTTGAAAATTCGCTTTGTACCATCATCATCTTGAGACAATATCTTAAATTTTTTAGTCTTTACGAGTTTCTCACCATTCTTAGTAACAAATGATTTCATCCGTTCAACTTCACCGCGGGGCATTTTCCTGGTGTATTTGAGTGTGACATTTTTGTTTGCTACGGAGAATACAGTCGATGACATTTTAATATTTACTTATAATAAAATATGTTTGCTTTCATCATCCTCGCGATTATCGCTGTTATCATCCTCATGCAAACTGGTCAGGGTAAGAAGGCTCCAGTCGAGGACGAGAAAAAGTGGACTGTTTTCGGAACCATGGGCTGTGGATGGACTCGAAAACAGTTGGACTACATGAAGAAAAATAGTAAGTCTCACGAGTTTGTCGATTGTGACAAGGGAGGCTGTGACGGTATGAAGGCGTACCCCACAATCAAGCACCCCAACGGTGAGAAGACTGTTGGTTATAAAGAAGTTTAAATACCACGGACAACCGAAAGGCCTACCGAGAGAATGAAAGCGTCGAGCATGGTGTTGATTGGCTTAAGCACGGTGATGTGCTTCACGAGGGAGCGGTTCCACACGAGGCGGAGAAGGAAAGTGCTGATGAGAATAACGAGTACAAAAGTGAGGAACTCGGTGAGCGCATCAGACCTTGTTTCAGCCTTGGTAACTTCTTGAATCATTTATTACTAACGGACATTTTTTTTTCTGCTTAGATTACAAATGAAAGGATTGCCACTGAGTGGATCCGAAAGTAGGTTCACAAACAGGCGTTGGGGTACGACGACTGGTATTGGGAACAATAACTGTTACGCCTATGCAGTCGGTGACTACGAGGCTTACAGGTGGCAAAAATCTATTCCAGGGGATCGGTCTGGGCTCTCTAATGGAAACCACAGTTATACCCATTGTACAGGTCTTCCAAATCGTGTCGTTTCAGATAATCCCAAAAAAGTCTACAAAGCCAAAGCCAATGAAAAATGTAAGAAAGGATACTACAAAGTCATGATGTTTGTCTGCCCTGGAAGACCCACAAACTATATTCGACAGGGTGACTTTCATTTCTATAAACAGCACGGCGTCGTGGAGTACAAAATCAAAACCGGTGACACCATTGTCTCTGTAGCTAAATTTTTCAAGGTTCCCGAATCTCGGATAAAAAGAGCTGGATCATTCAAGGTTGGTAAACGTATAATATTCAAAGCCAACGTCTTCAGTCACAAGCGTGGGTGGGCAACTGGACCACTTCTGACTGATGCGAAGGGGAAAAGTATTGTAGATCCCCGTAAGGCGTCTCGGAACTACCCAGGTCTAAACTATGAAAGGTACTGTAGTTCATTCTGCGTCAAGGATCGCGGGATCAAAGTCGGTAAGACTCACCCCAAGATCCGCAAGAATACTGTCTAAATCTGGAGTATTCTCGACATCAAAAGTAATATCAAAAAGATCTAATACATCAAATATAGATTCTTCATTCAAGGACACAGAGTTTGCCTCTGCTGTGTAATTGTTCTGAATCGTGACGATAATTTTAAATTGAGATGCATCAAACACTTTTCTACACGTGGGGCATGTATTCTTACCTCTATTTTTCCATTCCTGTAGACAGTGGGAATGAAACACGTGTCCACAACGAAGTGGGGGATTTGATCTTGTTTCCCTGACTTCATTGAGACATATGGAACATGTCGACATTCTATAGGAAGGTTTTAAAGTTTTTTTTGTAATTTTTCTCAGTTAGTAAATGTTGGGAACTTTGAGAAGGGGCTTGTCACAGGTGTTGCAGTTACCCTTACCCTGTTGCTCCTGTACCTGGGTCATGAGCTGGGGACCCTGCTTCTGGAGAAGTTGACGGTACGAATAGTTATCCTCGAAGGAGATACCGTTCTGCTTCATCATGTAGTTGTTAAAGAGTTGGGAAGACGTGCTTACGGTGAAGCACCGACCGTCGGCCATACCAAGTCGCTGCGACATTTTGTTAATATTACATCAGAAATTAATTTGTCTATTGGTGATCGTTTTCATCCAAGATTCAAAACCTTTCTCTCTGAGTTTTTTGATAAACGGTTCACATTTATATCCCAAATAAACATCGAAGACATCCGTCTCCTCGGTGCGAGACACACGAATCTGAGGATTTTCGTTGATGTGCTGGTTGATGATGTTATAAGCGAAAGCAATCTCCTTCAGAGTCTCCGCACCAGTGATGATGATCTTTCCCGTACTGAAAATACTGCATGTGATTTCTTTCATGTCATGGGCTGGTTTGAACTTGATCTTGACGGCCGAATATCTGTCTGGTTCGAAAGAAACTTTGAAAATATCGTTGTATTCTTCGAACCAATCTGCCACTTTCATGAGGTTGATGTTGTAGTTGAGACTGAAGTTGGAATTAATCATGACCACCCGAAAAGAGTCTTCGGGGAGATTGATTTCCAAACCCAAAAAGGTCTTGAAAATGTGAACCAATTGAGTGATGATACGTTTGCAATCGAAGAGGTCGCAGCACCCTGCGACTTGAACGCTTCCATTGGGGAACACCTTGACAGATTTGGTGCTGTATGTATCGTGATAGGTGAGTGTCACCTGATTATAAAATGTCGTGGGCTTCAGTTTCCACTCAAAACCTTCCGTATTTGTTCCCATTCGTCTCATCTTATATGAACCAATTCTTTCAAATATACTTCGAAGCTTCTTTATGTCAATCTCCTTATTAAAACTTGATACCATGGTGATCGTCGTAATCTTCACCCATGAGGGACGAATCTCTTCGGGTAGAGCTTTTCGCATCTCATCGAGAGTGAGGAGATATGAAAAACTATTATTGGCGATTGATGAGTACATTTTTAAACATAGTTTTTGTATTTGGGGTAGGGTCACTTAGGCTTCATGTTTACTCCTCTTACGCATATTTACTCCTCTTACATAAATCACCTTGAATAATAGCATTGGCTACAGAGAATGCATTATCATCTACTGGGCACGATTTTACTGTTCCGATATCTGTTTCTCCCCACCCAAGATTTACTGTTGTTTCTCCCCACCTAAGATCACCCGTGTAATTAGCAGTAAGAAGGTAGTGTGTCGTTGGAACATCTTTGCAATCGTCACGTTTATTTTCAGGATCGTTAGACCGTATTGTGGTCCAATCTACACCCTCTGCAATATTTTCTAAAACATAATCGGGAACACCTCCCAGATAATTACGTGGAATCTTAACAAATTTTGAATCGTGGCATGCATGCCACATACGCCGCGACGACATCGTAGAATGGCCACTAGGTGGTGTACAATAAACAACTGTGCCACTCTTAAATCCAGTGTCATTGGGATCTCCACAATCCCCACATTCTAATTCTTCATAAGGATCTAGACACTCATCACCACCATATTGTGGTTCTGTGATAGTAGTTCGAGTTATCGTATATTTTCCATCCTTACATCCGGATACTACTTCATCCTGCTCACAGTGAATCGGATCATACGCTTGATATTGATTTTCAGAACCATTCCCACCTCCATCACCCCCATCACCCCCATCACCTCCATCACCTCCATCACCC